GTCGTCGTACAAGACGCGACTGCGAATAGCGTTAATAATAGTAGTAGTTTTTTCATAATTTTGATTCATCGTTTTCATTATCGTTGTCGTCAATGACATACTCCAAGATGCGTAGCAAGCCTTTAAACGCGTCCATCACATCGTATAAGTCGGACTCTTCCGGTCCTTCCCAAGTCACGGTTCTTCCGTAGTGTTCAATCGTTATCTTCATCGTTGTTCTCCTTTTCATTTTCTCTCATTATACATTCAGCACAGATGTTCCCCTCGCGGTCACGACCTTGAAGTTCCAATCCACACCATATACATAGATCGTTATCGCTCATCAGTCCGAATAAAGCATCGCAAAGACAAATACCATGATGAGTATAATCGAAGCAAAAGTCATCATGCTCATACCGCTAACTCCCCCCTCGCTATTAGCTCGTCCTTTAACGACTCCAAGCGTTCTCTGGCGGCGTTATTGTCGATGATGCGACGACGCATACGGTTATAGCTGGCGATTAAAACGCGTATCTCAGCGGTTTCTAATTGTGTTACAGGTGTCATACATATCTCCTCTTGTTGTTAATGGTTAAAATGTCCACATATGAGAAATATAACCCCCGATGCAAGCTATTTTTTACGAACACGTAAAACATTCCACGAACACGTACACGTAAAACTAAAGCGTACGCGATTACGCGCGAGGCGTCCATAATCGGTGTATTTAGTGCATTTAGCCACAAAACAAAACCGGTGGAAACGGTGCTTTTAAGCGGTCGATAGAAACGGTGGAAACGGTCGATTTATACCAGGACCGCAGCTGGTGCAGTTGGTCGATTTAAACGCGTTTGCCCCTGGTGCCTTGCAAGGGCCCATTGAAAGAAATAATTTAAAAAAAGACTTGCAACGGTTGCGGCTTTTCTATTTTAAGAGATCCAGCGGTCGCAATTAAGCCCCGCTAAACCCAAAATAAAATGAATGATACGCTATTAGTAAAAATCGAAACAAAATACGGGAACCGCTTGGTTTATCCTAATTGCCCGCTTTCCGCGGCCTTTGCCCGGCTGATCAATAAAAAGACTTTGCCGCCGCATGCGGTCGAAGAAATTAAAACGCTTGGTTTCAAGTTTAAAGTACAAAGCGAGGAACTATAATATGAAAGAAAATAGAATTAAAATCATCGATATGATCGGCGGCGCTTTTTCTAAACTTACGGCGGAAAGATTGCCAAAAGATATAACTGGCGAAGATCTCGCCGCCGCGTGGCCTGAGTTATTTAACAAGGAAGGCTGGCTAGTTAGCAAAGCTACCGTGGCCCGTCGATACTCACAAAACAAGCAAACGACATTTGAAGAAGAAGAAAAAGCGACAATTGCAACGGCGCTCTATTGGTCAGTAATATCTAACGCGAACCCCTACAAAATTGAAATTGGCACAATGCTTTTTTGGGAGCCGCGGCAAAAAGAGATCTTTCAGGCCATTGACAAGATATTCACTCCGCTTGCAAATTTATTGGCAGCGCTCGAAAAGGACCGGGCTGACCTTTCAACCTTGGGAGTCTATTAATATGAAAAGCAAAACGATATCAAAACGGTTCGACCTTCTCGCAATTGGCGGCGACCCTAAGACCAGGAAAGGCCAAAATATGGGCTGGCTTACTGCTATTCTTTACTTGGTCCCGGCAGGCCAATTAGGAACGAAGAATTTATGCCCCTGGGCTGGAGCCTGTAAGGATGCTTGTTTATTCAACCAGGGCCGCGGCAAAATGTCCAATGTCCAAAAAGGCCGGCTAAGAAAGACAAAGCTATTCGAGCAAGATCCGGAGCAATTCACCCACATCCTGGCAAGCGAGATTAAAAAGGCCGTTTTTTGGTCCGCAAGTCAAGGCTTCCGGCTTTCGGTGCGATTAAACGGGACCAGCGACGTTGCTTGGGAAAAATACGGGATCCAGGAACGCTTCCCTCATGTTCCTTTTTATGATTATAGCAAGGGCAGCCATAGAATCGAAAAATACCTCGCTGGCAAGCTACCTGAAAACTACAGCCTGACGTTTTCCCGCGACGAATCCAACGGCGCTAAAGCCGCAAGCCTGGCAAAACGCGGGGCGAACGTTGCCGCCGTATTTCGTGACAAGCTGCCGGAAGAATGGCAAGGGCTCCCGGTATTAGACGGCGACATAAATGATCTTCGTTTCCTGGACCCAGCCGGGCACATTGTCGGCCTGAAAGCAAAAGGGACCGCAAAAAAAGACAACTCAGGTTTTATCCTTAACTAAGCTTATTAATATGAAAAATAAAAGATTTGATGACAACGGGTTCCAAGTAATGTCTACCTATGACAAAATGGTAGCCGCCGTAATTGGTATCATCGGAACCGCGCTCTGGTTCACTATTATAGTTTTAATGCTCGACGCCATGGACTAAAAGCGCGAAGTAATCGCAACCTCTGGCCGCCGTTTGCAACTGTAGACGGCGGCTTTTTTGTGCCCGATTGCAACGCGTTGAAAGCCGCCGTTTAAAACGCGATTGAATACGGCGGCCTTTATTATGGTATGGCTTGAGATTGCAACGCGGTCCTGGCTGCCTTGACGGCTGCTTAATCAATACGATTGAATGCGGCGTTAGGGCTGCGATTAAAGCGACGCAAAAAACACCTGTAAACACAAATACACGGGATCTCGTCTCAATCGCGTCCCAAACGGGCTGCAATCGCATCTATTATGCGTTGCCAAGCGTTGGTAATCAAGTACTTATGCAATTGATGCGGCATACCCCCCACCCCTATCGCTATTTTTGGCGGCCCGATGGGGGGATGAACGGGTACGCACCGTATATAAGGGGCTTCAGATTTTTTTACCTAAACTTTTTAAACGCGTTTTTAATCAGGCATAATCGTCGTTTTAACACGAACAGCCTTAAACGCGTGGTAAATACGGTAATTACGCCCTTTATAACAGGCTAAACACGATGTCTATAAGAGCGAACATGGTGTCGATGATAACGTCGCGTTCAACGAAGAAGAGAGCCATAGCTATGATCCACCTGATCTCCGTTTGAAACTCGCTCACAACTCATTCTTAAGTTCTTTAAAGCGTAGTTCATCGACGATTTTCTTAAGGTTATCTATTTCTCTTTCGTAGAAGTCGAGTCTCATGTTTTGTTGAGCGTCGTCTGGGAGCGCGCCTAGTTCGCCTCTAGGCCATTTAATACGAAATTCACTATTCATATGTATATCGTCTTTAAGGCGGATTATTTCGACCTCCAGCGTGGATATACGGTTGACGATGACAGAGTATGACCAGACGGCTACACAGATCCCAACGACGAGTTTAGCGGCGAAAGCAGCGTTCGCTTTGATCTGGGTATTATCGTCTAGTTTCATATGTGTGTGGTTATTCTTTGTCTAAATAATGTTTAAGTCCGGCTAACATCGCGATACTGACGAAGTCCTGGTCGGTCGCTTCTTCCTTTCCCATCTTGACCATCATGGCGAAGGTATCGTCGTCCATCTCGAGTTTCCAATCGTAACAGGTTACTTCCGTTTCTTTGACGAGTTTAATGATGGGAAGATCTTCTTCAGTCTCTTTCGTTGTCATCGAGGAAGTCAGCGTCGAAATAGATCGAGTCATCGGTCATGTAATCGAGTTTAAGCATTTCGATAACACCGACTATAGTCGCGTGATTAAGGTCATATTCTTGTCTGTAACGATGTACTACGTTTTGTAGATCGAATAAGAAGGAGTCTGTTTGTTCGTCGATATCCATATTACGACTATATTAAAGTTAAAGTTTAAATTTTACTAGCTTGTTTTTAACGCGATTTTATTTCCGTTATAAACAACGACTTACAACTCTAGTGTTGACATGTCGCCTGTAATGGTTGTAAATCGTTATAATCCGTTATATACGCGTGTACAAACTCTCTCGTTATAAACGACAAGATTAAGAAAGAAGAATTTCAAGGAGTCATTTAGAACCATGTCGTTTGTAGCTTCGCTTTATTCGAAATATTAAACGCGCTGTTCATGAACTTTTCTAACTCCTCTTGAATAAGATCTTCTTTTCTATCTTTTATCTTAAGATCCGCATTAATCGCCATTTGTTCCGTCCAGTAATTAACGGCGATAGAAAGAGCGTCTAAGCGGTCGTCTTGTAACAGACTGCCTTTTTCGCGAGTAATACGCGATAACTGATAGAATAAAGCGTAACGGTTCTGACTTTCTATAGGGTAAGAAACAATACTCTTGAAATCGTTCTTAACGACGATAGGATCGACGATTAACCTATGCGCGTTAAGAACTGGTTCAAGGGTGTCTATAATACGTTTTTCCTTTTGAATGTGATGTCTAACTTCATTTATTGTAACGGGATAAATCGCGTTTATAACGGGCTTTAAAAGCTCTGTAAACATTCCGTCTCCCATATTAGACTCGATAATTACTTCGTTTACTTTAAAGCGTTTCGCTATAAGGGATAGTTCTTTCAGAACATTGTCTCCATAACCTCCTTTTATTCCGTTACAATCGTGGACGAATAAAAACCCGTTTAACATTTTAACGACGCTATAAGCTGTTTCGTCTTTTCCTCGACCACTAGGATCGATAGACATGACGGAACCTGTGTAATCGACCATGTCTCCTAAGGTTTCTAACGGACGATAATAACGGTCTCCATTAAAGCCCATGTTAGGAATGTTGTCGATCACTTGATCAGGGCCGCTGGCCCATACGTATTTCTCATGTGCTACATCATTGTCTAAATCTTGTACGATTAAATCGTTAATCTTTAACGGGTATCTATCAGCGTCGCTTAAGCGGGGGTTTAAAAGGAACTGTAAAGCGTACCCTGATCGTCCGTAGGAAAGCTTTCTTTCTTCCAGGTCTATATCGTTAAACCTTAAAGGTTCTGTCGATCTACCAATGTTGTCGTCCGTTGTAGCGTCGTTTATAAAGGGTGCTATGGCTCCTTCATAGATAGTGTCGTTCTTTTTATGCCCGACGTATTCTGACGGCCACACACGCGTCTCATAGCCTCTCTCCCGTAGTTTAGTGTAGATAGAGTCTTCGCATTGAGGCGTGCCTAGAAACAGGATCCTGGAGGTCTTAAGCGGCTTTATAATCGCATCAAACTCTTTTACCTGGTCTGATAGCTTATCACGCATTCCTTGGGTCGCTGAGTTGTTCGCTACCTCCACGTCATCAGCGACGATTATATCCGCCCGTGACCCGGTTAACTGCGAAGTAATACCTAACGATTTAACCGACGGTGCATGGGACGCTGGAGCAGGACCAACATCAAAGCTGATCTTACTAAAGCGTTGTCCATCACGCGGCTTTAAAGACGCTAATACCGGGATCTCATGGATCAACCTAAGCGTAAAGGTAGAGAAGTCATCAGACCGCGTTTTAGACGCAGACACCACCAGGATATTCTTAGAGGGGTCGAGAAGGAGCTGATGGACGACATAGGCGGAACATATCCACGATTTACCAACGCCACGAAAAGCCATCACTATGGCGCGTTTAGGGCCGTTCTGAAGGTACTGTGATATGTCGTATTGTAACGGCGTTGGATCAGGCAGTCCTAAATGTTTCCAACAGACAAATAGGAAGTTACGGAAGTCTTGAAGCTCCGCTGGAACTTCGTGTTGAACGCTCATTACTGCGACTGTCTAATCGCTTCTTTGTCTTCGGGAGAATCGTCAAAGGGTAATACATCTGCAAGCTTACCCAATGGTGATGTCTTCTCAGTGACGCTAATGATGTTGTTGTCCTTAAGGAATTGCCTAGCTCCGTTTAAGACCGCCGCATTAGGTTCGTCAAGATCCATAGTCGATATGATCTCACGATAGGTGTCGGCGAGTAAAACCTGTAGATTTTCTAATTGTTCTCGTTTTTTCATACCCCTGTATAATATTGCCAATTAGTGCCGTCGTAAACATATAAACGAACCACATCAGAGGCCATTAAGATCGTGCCTACAGCGTCGCCTGTTCTCGCTTCTATGTTCGCTTGAGTGTCGTATCCCGCCTGGAAGGTAGCATCAAACAGATCCAACGGAAAGTTTGTACCGAATTGAGGAGCGACAAACTCACTCGATGCCTCAACGTTTGAAGGAGGCGGTAACGCGACGGCTACTAATGACATTAAAGGGAAGCAACAGTACCGGTAGCATATACGCTGTAAGTACCATCCACTCGATTTGATACCGAAGCCCTGATCTTTTCATAATGACCGTCAGCATCGCGTATCATAATATTACCTGAAGATGTTATAGCCTTGCTATCAATCGTCCGCCATCCATTGCCTATGTATGCTTCAACCGCGACAGTCGCTCCGCTAGACACGGAATCTGATTCAATAACAAAAGTCCAACCTTTTGAACGCTCGACTGCGAATGCGCTACCCGCTCCCGATGAAGTAACGGATGAAAGCAACGTCTTTTTTTCTAGTCCGAGAAGTCTCATAATATTTAATATAGTAAAAGTGTAGTAGGTTAAGTGTACTTCTTAAAACATATACTGTCAAGATGCATGACTTATCTACTAATTGTGTCGTTTTTAGTCTCTTAGCGTCTCAGAGTGGTCCCCACGTCCGTTCATATTGTTCAGGATTCGTGTTACCCACATCTGTAAAAGAGCGGAGGAGCTGAGACCGAGCGTATTAGCGATCCCAGCTACCTCCTTCTTTTGCGAGCTTGTGAGACGAAAAGTTAGAGACGATGTATCTCTTTTTTTACCTTTCGCACTCATTAAGCAAACTCAAGTGTTAGGCCATTGCAGCAGTAAAGTCTGCCAATGAACCAAGATTGTTACCGTCTCCAAGAACAACGTCGTTAGCTTTAACGTCGATCAACTCAGCACTTCCGTCGTCTCCACTGATGTCAGTAGAAGCAGAAGTAGCGGATGTTTTATAGAACGCAAACTTGTCGATTCCTTCGTCGTATACAGCAGCGATGTTTCCACCGTCACCAGTACCACGTTCAATGATAAGACCAGCGTCGTTCGAGTTGTTAGTTGAACCAGCAGCACCGTCGTTGATCAAAAGAATAGAGTCTTTGATTTCGGAGTTAGTGGTTTGTACGGAAGTAGTTGTACCGTTAACAGTTAAGTTACCACTAAGTACAAGGTTAGTTCCGCTTACGTCACCGGTGAAAGCAGCACCAGCAAGATTAGCTTTGGCAGCGTCAAGAGCAGATTCAGCAGCACGAGCAGTTGAAGCTTCGGAATCGATGTTCGACTGAAGAGTCGTGTCAGCAGATGCTCTAGCAGTAGCTTCACCACTAACAGCAGCG